CACCGCAAGGTCTAGCCAAGCACATCGAGGTGTTCAAAGCGTGGGAGATTGACCCAGCCTATCGTGCATGGAACACAGGCAAGTGCGGTATGCACGTACACATTGACTCTCGTGCCTTCACGCAGTTGACTGTTGGCAAGTTCCTCATGTTCATCAACAGCAGTGGCAACGTCGACTTCATTCGCAAGATTGCAGGTCGCCATCCATCTGTCGATGACCAAGCCCGTAGCTACTGCGCCGCTGAGCATCAGTCCATACTTGCCAACCCCAAGACTGCGGTCAAGGGTAAGTCTGGTGAGCGCTATCGCATGGTCAATATGTGCAACCTCGGCAGTCGTGAGGCTAGGCGTCTGGGTCTTAGCATGGACAACAGCTACAACGGCAAGTACAACACTGTCGAGCTTCGCATCTTCCGTGCTTCGCTCAAGAAGGAACGTCTGCTTGCACAGATCGAGTTCACCCATGCCGCTGTCATGTTCTGCCGTGTCGCATCGTGGCGTGATCTCAACGGCACATCTTTCGTCAAGTGGCTCAAGACTGTGGCGGGTCAGTACCCTGCGCTGACTAAGTGGTATGGCGTGCGCAATGTACACACATCCACACCGACAGTCATAGCGCCAGCTATGGACACTTGCACTGACGCTGTGCCCCCTGCGCCTTGGCAACCCCACCATACGGAAGACAGGCATGACCGCGAGTACCCAGTGCACATACCCTACGACAACGAGGCTGAGACCTTGAGATCGTGGGTACGGCGTAACGATCTGTACTTCCGCTTCGCTACCTACGCAGGCTCTGAGTATGCGTACTTCCCCTACGGGGGCGGTGACTTAGATCGCATCAGTGAGGATGATGTTGTCTATATGCGTGTCGGTGAACTGTGGGTTCTTATGAATGAGTCCTTCGCCGCCACGATGGCGCAGTGCTCGTACACAGTGTCTGAAGAGCAACCTGTTTAATTCAACAACAACCAACGGGGAAAACTTTCCCCATTCTTTTACATCAAGGAGTTTTATTATGTGTCTAATTATTACTGGCAAGTCTTCCACAGTTCGTTCAACCCTGCTCAACACACACGGGCTACTGAGCGACATCTTCACAGCCAACCCTGACGGCATTGGGTTCATGTATGGTTCAGCCAAGGGACTCAAGGTCACTAAGAACCTGCCCAAGAATCTTGGCGATGCTACTGCATTCATTCAGCGTCTGCCGCAAGACGATCGTGAGATTGCCATCCACTTCCGCTGGACTACACACGGCAAGACTGACATGGTTAACTGCCATCCGTATGATGTGATTCCTGGCTTCATCGCCATGATGCACAACGGCATCCTGCATACAGGCAATGCTGCTGACAAAGACAAGTCAGATACATGGCACTTCATCAATGACTACTTGCACAGCGCTGTGTCTGCTTCACCAGACCTTGTGTATGACGCAGGCTTCGTTGCTATGCTGGAGGAGTTCATCGGCAACAATCGCTTCGTGTTCATGAATGGCGAGGGTCGTATGCAACACGTCAACTTCGATCAGGGTATCGAGCATGATGATATGTGGTTCAGCAATACCTATGCTTGGACTCCATCACGCCTGATCCCTAGCTACAAGAGTGCGACACTCAAGTCGTACAAGTATGCCAGTAGCTATGGTAGCTACATGGACGACGAGTACGACGAGATGTATGACTACAACGCAAGCTTCGGTATCAAGCCTCGCTTGGTCAGCGCACACAGCGCCAACTACGACGAGACAGCGTATGACTTTCCAGATGACGAGGATGGCTTCGTGCAGCCTACCCCTGACGACATTGCCGTTGCGCTGACTGAGGCTGACGTAGAGACTGTTGAAGTATGGCTTGACCAGATGCCTGCGTACACAATCACTACGCTACTGCACTGCTACACGCCTTCGCCTCTTAGCTACACACATCGTGACGACTTGTGTTTTGCCGAGCAGGGTATCTACGATATGTTGATGGAGGGTGATGCGTCTGGTCTTATCAGTTCAGTGACCAAGTCGTATGGCACAGTCGGCATCGTTGCCGAGGTGATGTGCTACTACCTGCAATGGGATGTGCGCACACCTGTGACATTCAAGCCAACCTTGCCTGCACTGTTGACTTGATTCGTAGTGGGGGCTTGCCCCCACATTTTTAAACCAAGGAGAAGTAAATGAAATACCGCGTACAAGTAGTTATGTCCTACTGGCAGACAGTAGAGGTCGAAGCCGACAACAGTACCGATGCTGCAAACAAGGCGTTCGATGAGTTTGATATTAAGAAAGCCCACGTTGGGGAAGGCGAGACTCACGCTATTGAGTTAATAGAAGGAGAATCAGAATGATGACACCATGGGAAAAACTAGAAAGAGTAGTACTTTTGTTATCCGTGATTGTACTAATACTGGATCTTTTATACTGGAGACCCTATTGACTTCTGTCTACTCTTGGACAAATAATATCAACTCAAGGAGAAAATAATGAACAGCCCACCCTACGATACAGGTAAGGTCAAGATAGGCTTGACTTACGCACCCCCACCCCCTGAATCTACGCCTGAATCCGACTGGATACAGGGCATATTGCTTGGCGACAAGCAGGGGATGGATGATCTACTACTCACCACAATACAGTCCCTCGGACTTATCGCTTTCATCGTTATCGTCATGCTACTAACAGGAGGAACCTCAAATGCCTGACATGCAAACCGCCCTCAAGACCGCACTTAGCACAACCTTACAGGAATGGGATGACGATGGGGAAAGTTTTCCCCATTCTCCTTCTGTTCAACCAGTGTCATCTTCTTTATCGCCACCAACTCAAGGAATTCCCATGACCAAGCAGCTCTTTCCAATTAAAAATAACATCACTCGCGTCACGTTTAACTACATCCGAGACAACCCCGGATCCACACGCAAAGAGATCATCACTGCGCTTGAGCATCAGGACTACAACAGCGGATCAACTTCGTCGCTAATTTCGCAACTGCGTAAGAATGGTCTGGTGCACATGACCAACGATCTGTACTATGCGGATGCAGATGAGTACGCGCCACTCAAGAAAGTGAAACCTCTGAAAAGCAACGGACTCAAACCCGCACGAGAGCCTTTTGCTAAGCGTAAGTACGAGAAGAAAGCCGTGACAGGCATCGGTGCGTTACTACGCGAGAAGCTGCAAGCCATGCCAGAGCCTAGCAAAGAAGCGCTGGATGCAGCTATGAGAGCGATGGAACCTGCGCATATACCCAACAGACGCTACACATCCCTCGTACGCACCAAGACGCCACACGATATATTGCAGGACATGACTGTGTATCAGGCGCATGAGTTGTACGTTCACTTGAAACAGATGTTCGGGGGCTGACATGGATGAAGAAACAAGAGAGATGGACTTGCAGTTGGCCGAGCTTGATGTAGAAGTCAAACGGCTACGCAGGATTGAGCAAGCCGCCCATGCTGTGATGAAAGCGTTTGGCAACAGCATTGACTACAACACATGGGACAAGGCGCTTGATGCGCTTGAAACTGTACTCAAGGAGAAACCATGATCGAGTTAACTTGGGATGCTGAAAGCGGCGAAGGCGCTGTACACATCAACAAAGACTTTGTGCTTGCGCACCGCATAGTTCAGTTGGATGCACTGACTGACTGGATCGCAGAACTTCAAGAACTTTATAACGCAATGCTGGAGAAGCCATGACAGAAGCACAACTAAATGTATGGGAGAAAGCCTTGGGCTGGCGCAAGCGTCAGATGATTAAGGGGCAGATCACCAATGAAGTCACGCGCAAGATTCGCAACGATGCGCTTGAGGAAGTGGCGCGTGAGTTCGATGATATGAAAAACTCTGGTGACACCGCCCCAAGCTTCGCGGCATACGTGCGGGGCATGAAAACATGAAAGGGAATTATGTTAAAGAGAACCTTGCTGCTTATTCGGTCACACGCGCACTTAACAAGTACCGTGCAACCCGAAAGAAGTTGTGTTGGAAATGCCAAAAAGACAAACCGCAATTCGGTGGTTGTGCCCAAGTGATGGATGGTTTTGGCGGTAACGTTCACAAGTTTATATGCGGAGACTGTATAGCTGCCAAAGAGAAAGAAAGGAGTCTGAAACTTGAAAAGTAATCACAACATCATTCGTGAGCTACTCAAACGACACCCCGATGGTTTGAAGTCAAGCGATATAGCTAAGTTTACTGGCATAGACGTTCGCTCTGTCAACAAATCATTGGAGGGTGTGTTTGGTGTGTACGTTGATCGGTGGGAGTTAGCAACCCACCGCAATACATTAGCCGCCGTTTGGGTTGTGGTCGATGTACCTGTAAACTGCCCAAAACCAGAAAACACAGGAAGAAGATCGCGTGAGCGAATACGCAACCCTGATGACGCTATATTTTTAAACAAAAGGAGAGAGATCAATGACTAAAGACATAGAAGAAACACGCGCAATGCAACAACGAATGGAGCAAGTTGAATTGACGGCAAACAAACTACAAACCGTGTTGGTAGGCACAGAAAGTTATATAGGTATTGGCGCGTTGATTAGTTATTTAGGTCAAGTTGCGTACGACGCAAAAATGCCGCTTGACATGGTAGTAGCAGGGCTTATAACTGTTTTTGACGCGTGTGAAAAGAAAGATAAAGATGGCAGAAACACCTGAATGGAAAGTAAAGAAGGCGGTACGGCTGTTGCTTGACAGGCTAGGCGTGTACCACTTCATGCCCCCTGCTAACGGCTTTGGCCGCGCAGGGATACCCGACATCATTGGCTGTATGGATGGGCATTTCATCGCCATCGAGTGCAAAGCAGGCAAAAACAACACAACGCCACTGCAAGACAGGGAACTTAACATGATCCTCAACGCAGGCGGTACTGTGTTCATTGCCCGTGAGCACAACATACCAGACCTAGAACTATTACTGAAGGAGAAACAAAATGAACTACGTGGAACCTGACTTCGCAATGACAGACGAAGAGCTACACCGCAGAGTCGAGGCCATGTCAGACGATGAGCAAGAGCACTTCAGACTACTGATCCACAAGTTGGTGATGTGCTACGGCCAAGGCAAGGCGCAGGGCATTGTCATCATTGGACGCGCTGAAGATCAATTAGCAGGAGTCGTCACCCTAAACTGTGACGAGATGGAGGCGTCGCAACTCATGTTGGCGGCAAACGATTTTTTCGGCTTTCTAAACGTCCTCGACGCACCACCCAAGGAGAATTTTAATTGACACAAGATGAAATCATTAAGATGGCTAGACAGGCGGGCTTTATTGACGCTGATTGGAACATGTGGATGGTTCTTCCGCACCTTGAAGACTTTGCCAAGCTAGTAGCACAGCATGAGCGTGAGGCGTGTGCAGTGGCGGCGGAGAAAGAATCACTGCGTGGGTTACCTGAAGAACAACCCGAGGGCGAAGCATTACTACGCGCCTGTGCGCAGATTGCGGGTGGGGTTCTTATTGCCGACGCCATCCGAGCAAGGGGACAAGCATGACTGACTGTCCAAACTGTGAGTACCACAGGAAACGAGCACAACTGTGGCGTGAGGAAGCCTACAAGCAAGCAGGGCATCCGTTGCCTGAGCGTGGTTGGGTAGGGCTGACGGATGGAGATATTGCCGAAATATATAACCAAAAAGATTGGGACATTCACACCAATTGGGATTATGAAAGAGCCATTGAAGCCAAACTCAAGGAGAAGAACCATGCTAGTCCGTAAGGTCAGAGGCGAAGACAAGGTGGGCAAGATTACTTTGCTTGCGTCTGAAGTGGCAATGGTTCGAAAGATAGGCATACCGATCGAGAAGTATGTAACGGCAAGGCTTGTACAGATTGCCAAAGAACGCAGATGGAAGTGGTATTTCAACAAGAGAGAAGTTGTGCTTGGCTCTTATGGCGGGCATCACGATCGTGTTGGGTTTGTGTACAAAGACACAGGACTACCGCCTACACAGGCAGAGATAGATAACAAGGAGAAGAACAGTTGACCAAACCGTTTGACAAAATAATAACCATCGACTTCGAAACCTACTGGGACACCAAGGAAGGTTACACACTGAGCAAGATGACAACTGAGGAGTACATACGCCATGATAAATTTAGAGCGTTCGGAGCTTGCGTCCATGTATACGGAAGCGATGAACCAATTAGATGGTTTGGAGATGCAGAGCTACGTGAGTACCTTGATGGGGTCGACTGGGGACGAACCGCAGTGCTTGCCCATAACGCACAGTTCGATGTATCCATTATGGAGTGGGTCTACGCTGTACATCCAGCCTTCATCTTCGACACGTTATCAATGGCGCGAGCTCTCAGAGGCGTTGAGGTTGGCAACAGTCTCGCCAAACTTGCAATCGATTTTGATCTTCCCGCCAAAGGGACAGCCGTACACAGCACCAATGGTGTGGCCGAGTTGGACGAGGTCTTGGAATCTGAGCTTGCAGACTATTGCAAACACGACGTATATCTATGCGAACGAATCTTTGAGCGCTTGGTCAATGGATACCCGTCCAAGGAACTTCGGCTCATAGATATGACGCTGAAGATGTACACCCGTGCGTGCCTTGAGCTTGACCCCAACATGCTGACTGACGCCATACTAGATGAAAAGGAAAAACGTGAAGCACTATTACAGAAGCTCGGCGTGGACGAAACTGCACTTGCGTCGAACCCACAGTTTGCAGCACTACTTGAAACCCTCAGTGTGGCTCCCCCAAAGAAAGTCAGTAAAACTACCGGGAAAGAAACACTTGCATTGGCTAAGAATGATGCCCTCTTTCAGGCGTTGCTCAACGGTGAACGTGAGGACGTTGCCCTTCTTTGTGAAGCGCGTCTTAGGGTTAAGTCGACCACTGAGCGTACCCGTGCTCAGCGGTTCCTCGACATTAGTAAACGTGGCGCCTTACCAGTACCTCTCTCCTACTACGGTGCGCAGACTGGCCGGTGGACAGCAAGCAAGGGTTCGGCCATCAACATGCAGAACCTCAAGCGAGGCTCGTTCCTACGCAAAGCGATTATGGCTCCCGCTGGTCATCAATTGGTCGTGGGGGACTTATCACAGATTGAACCGCGAGTGCTCGCGTGGCTTTCGGATTACACAGACATGCTCGACATCTTCCGCTCAGGTGGTGACCCTTACGCCGCTTTCGGCGCTCAGATGTTCAACATCCCAAATCTCACCAAAGAAACTCACCCAGATCTTCGACAGTCTGCGAAGTCTGCGCTCCTTGGGTGCGGGTACGGCCTCGGTTGGGCAGCGTTTGCATCGCAACTTCTCACAGGGTTCCTCGGGGCACCGCCTCAGCGTTACGACCTTGCTTTCGCAAAGAAGTTGGGCGTTACGCAACAAGCCGCGGAGAAGTTCCTAGACTGGGAAGTCAACGTCGAGAAGCTCAACGCTATCCCGCACACCTGTACCACCAGAGAACTAGTCATCCACTGCCTAGCATCCAAGGCGATCATTGATAAGTACAGGGCTACAGCCACCCCCGTAGTTGAGTTTTGGGACTTGCAAACCCAGCTTATCAACGAGTCCCTTTACAAAGGGAAGGAGTACAAGCACAAGTGTTTGACGTACCGCAAGGGGGAGATCGTGCTACCTTCTGGCATGAAGCTGTTGTACCCTGACCTCAACATCAGGCGCTACACGGACGAGAAAACAAATAAAGAGCAGGTCGAGTGGACATACGGCCAAGATCGTACTAAGATATATGCAGGCAAGATAACCAACAATGTCACGCAGGGCGTAGCGAGATGCGTAATGACAGATGGTATGGTGCGTACTGCCAAGAGATACTTTGTAGCGGGAACAGTGCATGACGAGCAGATCGTCGTGGTTCCTGATGCAGAGGTGTCTGAGGCTAAGACTTGGGTCTTAGCGCAGATGACTATGGAGCCGCCCTATATGCAGGGCATTCCATTGGACGCTGACGGTGGCGCGCACCGTAGGTATGGGTTAGCCAAGAGTTAACAAGGAGAAGCGGTATTGAAATTACCAACAAAAATAAGAGTAGGTAGGCGGTGGTACTCAGTCGAAGTAGTTGAAGCCATGCTTGATAAGCGTGACATGGGGCGTGTTCATTACGATGAGCAACGCATCCGACTAGGACGAACGAGTAACATCACAGGCAAGCCATTCAAGCCAGAGCAAATTACAGACACGTTCTGGCACGAGGTAGTACACACAATTCTTAAAGACATGGGCGAACACAGGCTCAACTCTAACGAAGTGTTTGTTACCAAGTTTGCTAACCGATTAACAGAAGCCATTAACACAGCGAAGTTCGAATGAAAAAACCAGCATGGTCACACAGCAGCCTAAAAGATTTCGAGGGCTGCCAACGCAGGTATCACGAGGTCAAGGTCTTGAAGAAGTACCCCTTCCAAGAGACCGAAGCTACGCGTTACGGCAATCAGGTACACAAGGCTATCGAAGACTACATCAGGGACAAGACGCCAATACCACCTGAGTATGCGCAGTTCCTGCCTGTAGTGAACGCCATGCTGAGTAAATCAGGCCGAGTGCTTGCTGAGCATGAGATGGCGTTAACTGTAGACCTACAGCCTACGGGCTGGAAGTCTCCTGACGTTTGGGTTCGAGGCATAGCCGACATCCTGATCGTTAACGATGAGAACCTTACGGCGTGGGTGGGAGATTGGAAGACCGGCAACAACAAGTACCCCGACAGGGATCAGCTTGTGCTTATGTCGCTTATGGTCTTCGCACACTTCCCCCACATCCGCAAGGTTAACTCAGCGTTGCTGTTCATTGTCAAAGATGATATGGTCAAGATGCAGATGACACGCGATCAATCTGAAGCCTTCTGGTGGAAGTATCGTGAGCGTACTGCGCGTCTTGAATCATGCTTTGAGACAGACGTATGGAACCCCAATCAAACCCCACTATGCGGATGGTGTCAGGTCACCGGATGCGAGTTCAATCCCAAACACTAAGGATTTTTATGTCACTTTTACAAGAACAAACTACTCACCCTTCATACCCAAGCATGTGCCATGTTTGCAGCAAACCTCTACGCGCCTGCGACAGCGCTATCGTGCACGATGGGCGGGTGCACACTAATGCAGATAATGGTACTGATTACGGATCAATCGGTCTGCACATAGAGTGCGCTACGATCTTGTCAATGCGCCTGATTGCAGACGTAATGAAGCACAAAGGTAGCGCGCACGAACCTCGTGTGGTGCGTAGCCTGCGCAACGCGTGTGAAGCAAAGCTAAAGGAGTTCTAACCATGACACAGACCAATGGCAAGCGTGACTACAAACACGCATACAAACTGCAAAAGAAAACAGGCGAGACAGCCGATCAGATTGAACGGCAGAAGGCTCGTAGAACCTACGATAAGAAAGGTGTTGATCGTGCAGGTAAAGACATTGACCACATCAAACCTCTGCGTGCAGGGGGCAAGTCAACAACAGGCAACACCCGCCTTCGTAGCAAGAGCGCCAATCAGAGCGACAACGGAAAATAATAGCTTGGAGAAGCAATGGAAATCATCGAAGACAAAGCACTAGTCTTACGCACAAGGAACCCGAACAAGTACAAAGTCATACCCAAACACAAGATCGTCGAGCGCATGGATGGTGGCTACGACGTGGCTGTGTATTGGGGGCTTGACGAAGCGCGGGTCTTGCGTAACCTAGGTGTTAAAAATGTGCCATCGCCTATCACTAGGCGCTACGACTGGCCGGGGCGTTACAAGCCCATGGCGCATCAGATCGAGACGGCAGCGTTCCTCACGCTGTACAGGAGAGCCTTTGTGTTCTCTGAGCCGGGCACGGGCAAGACACTCTCAGCTTTGTGGGCGGCTGACTACCTGATGAAGCTTGGCAAGGTGCGCAGGGTTCTTGTCCTGTGCCCTCTGTCGATCATGCACAGCGCATGGATGGGCGACATCAACAACAGTGTGATACATCGCTCTGCCGTTATCGCGCACCATGCTCAGGCTAGTCGGCGCATCGAGATGATCCAGCGTGACTACGAGATTGTGATTGCCAACTACGAGGGCTTGAACCTTATCGCTGATGAGGTGCGTAACGATGGCCGGTTTGATCTTGTGATTGTTGATGAGGCCAACGCATACAAGACGATCACCACACGCAGATGGAAAGCGCTCAACTCCATCCTGACTCCCAACACCTACCTGTGGATGATGACAGGAACGCCGGCATCTCAGTCACCTGTAGATGCGTATGGCTTGGCTAAGCTAGTCAATCCAGAAGGTGTGCCCAAGTTCTTTACAGCATGGCGCGATCAGGTCATGAACAAGGTAACGATGTTCAAATGGGCGCCCAAGCTTGATGCCAAGGACAAGGTGTATGAAGCGCTACAGCCAGCAATACGCTTCACAAAAGAAGCGTGTTTAGATTTACCTCCAGTAATAACCATGACGCGAGAGGTAGCTTTAACACCGCAGCAGGCCAAGTACTACAACCTTTTGAAAGAGCGCATGCTTGTGCAGACCGCAGGGGAAACCATAACGGCAGTCAATGCCGCCGCTGGCGTATCCAAGCTATTGCAGATTAGTTGTGGTGCGGCATACACAGACGACAAGGAAGTTGTGGAGTTTGATTCTGCGCCTAGGCTTGCGGTACTGGAGGAGATACTGGACGAGACAGATCGCAAGGTCATCATCTTCGCCTTGTTCCGTAGCACCATCGACACCATCAGCACATACCTCACGAAGAAGGGTATTGTCAATGAGTGCATCCACGGAGACATAAGTCCCCCTAAGCGTGGGCAAACTATCAATCGTTTTCAGACTGAGGCTAACCCTAGGGTGTTGGTCATGCAACCTGCGGCGTCTGCTCACGGCATCACGCTGACTGCCGCTGACACTGTGGTGTTCTATGGGCCACTCATGAGCGTAGAGCAGTACATCCAGTGTTGTGCCCGTGCTGACCGCAAGGGGCAGGACTCAGACAAAGTTACCGTGATTCACATTCAGGGTAGCGCGATTGAGAAGAAGATGTTTAATGCGTTGGCAGGGAAAGTTAGTGATAACTTACTACTGACCGACATGTTCGAAACTGAAATTAAATCTTGAAAGGGGCTTGCAACGCTAGAAATTACATGTAAACTGTCCAACCTTAGACAAATAATTAACAGGAGAAGCAATGGAAGAAGAAGCAGTACCGTTAGACAAGCTGGTAAAAATTTACCGCAAGCTACGTACACGTATGACCGAACTGACCCAAGCGTACGACACACAAGCTGAAGTACTCAAGGCGCAACAGGACGAGATCAAGAACGCGATCAAGGAACAGATGAAGGCGATGGGCGTCACATCAGTTCGCACTACCGAGGGCACGGCAGTCATGTCCGTGAAGACTCGCTACTACACACAGGACTGGGACTCGTTCAAACAGTTTGTGATTGACAACCACGCCCTAGAGCTTTTTGAGAAGCGTATTGCGCAGTCCAACATGGCTCAGTTCTTGGAAGAAAACCCCGGGGTCGTACCGCCCGGTCTGAACTCAACATCTGAGTTCGACATCTCTGTACGCAAACCAACTTAATCGGAAATCAAAATGAGCAATATTGCAATGTTCAACCCCTCAAACGTGCCAGCTTTCGCTAAGAACGCTGAGCTTTCCGCAACTACCTTGGCTTTGGCCGGTGGCGTTAACACCAGCAGTGGCATGAAGCGCGTCTCCATCAAGGGTGGCGTGTTCCGTCTGCTTGCAGGCGGCAAGGAAGTGGCATCCATCGAAGACCGCCACTTGGATGTGATCGTGGTTAAAGCTGCCCCCAAGGTCAGCCGTATTTTTTACGCAGGATCGTATGACAAAGACGCGGCTGCAGCCGCCCCTGACTGCACATCTGCTGATGGTGACAAGCCCGATGCAGGCGTACGTAACAAGCAAGCGTCAAGCTGCGCCGCTTGCCCACAGAACATCGCTGGGTCAGGCAATGGTCAAAGCCGTGCGTGCCGTTACCAACAGCGTTTGGCTGTGGTCTTGGCTAACAACCCTGAAGGCGACGTGTTGCAAGTGACTCTGCCTGCCACATCTATCTTTGGCAAGGAAGAAGGCGAGAAGCGCCCACTGCAAGCATACGCTCGCTACATGGCGGCTCAAACTCCACCAGTTAACTTGGACGCTATCGTGACGCGCATGAAGTTCGACACCAAGGCTGAGTCTCCCAAGCTGATCTTCGCCCCTGTGCGTTGGTTGACTGACTCAGAGTATCTGATTGCCCAAGAGCAAGCTCTGTCCAAGGATGCTGAGAAGGCTGTGTCTGTTACTCCTGCCGCCGCTGATGGCGTGGTAGCCCCTGCACCGTTGGCTATTGAAGGTAAGCGCCCTGCGGCTAAGACTCTTGGTGACTTGCTTGATGAAGACGAAGCCGAAGCTATGGCCGAAGTCAAAGCGGCTAAGCCCAAGAAAGCCAAGGCTGTTGAAGCCGAAGCTGAAGAAGAACCAGAAGTGCGTAAAACCGCACCCAAGGTTGAATCCGTTCCAGCTAAGAAGGGCAAGCTGGCCGACATCGTTGCTGATTGGGACGATGAGTAACTGAATCGGGGGGAACGCTGTGCAAAGGCTTTTTTAGCTTGCGGACGAGCAGTTAGTACCCCCACCTATATACATGGCCTACTCACAAAAAATCATTGACGAAGTAGCAAAGACACCCAAGTCTCTGGGCAACCAGCTTGGGCGTTGGGCGATACATCTTGACTTTCCGGTCACGAAGATTGCCTATGCGCTTGGCGTCTCTCGACAGACTGTTTACAACTGGTTTACAGGCACGGAAGTGTTTGTGGCCTATCGTAATCGCGTCGAATTCTTAACTCACATAATGAAGACCTCACGCACGGCAGATGAGGCATGGAGAAAAATATGCACGGAATACAACCTAGATCCCTCACCACGCAAGAACTGATTCGGTTTGCTGAAGACTTTGTACACAAGCCCGAAGGCTTGCCAAAGAACTGGCAAATGGAACTGCTCAGTCGAATTGCGGGTTACCCAATCATGGAGCGCCCAGTAAGCACAGACCCACGCCAACTCGACCTTTTCTAAACCGCAAGGAACTCAATGACTCCGCTTGAGTTTTTAGCGGTCGTTCTGCCGCCGCCAGAATTTGGTCGGTATTGCGTAGCAGAACTTACAAAGAAGGAGCATGCCTTCGTGCATACTCTGGAAGAGACCACCGCGCCAATCAAACGTTGGCATGACAGCAAGTTCGACATTTACTTTGCCTTGGCTACATTCGGCGACGAGGACAATCGTCTGGCCGTAAACGCTAGGTACGTGAAGTCCCTGTTCATCGACATGGATGGCTACGTTTCAAAGAAAGATGCCGCGCTTGCACTTCACGCGTTCTTGGAGAATACAGGACTTCATGCTTTTGGTACGCCCTATGTCGTAGCGTCTGGTGGTGGTTTGCACTGCTACTGGCCTTTGACCGAGGCTGTGCCTATCGACGCATGGAAACCTGTTGCTGAGAACTTCAAGCGCCTGTGCAAACAGGAAGGCTTAGCTATCGACATGACTGTGACGGCTGATGCCGCCCGAGTACTGCGTGTGCCTGACACCACCAACTTCAAGAAGAAATACGCGACACCGCGCCCCGTGCGCATACTGTCTGACGGTGACACCTTTGAGTTTGACATGCTTGCCGAGCACATCAGGAACAAGTTGGTGGGGTCTGTGTATGAGACGCAAGCTGCGCCCAAGCTAGACTTGGCTGGAACCCGTCCGTCTGGGGCTTCTGCTCCATCCGCGACCAGTGTCAAACTCTTTGAAAACAGCATCACCAAGTTCAAACCAATTTGGTTGGCTACGCAAAATTCAAGGGGGTGCGGCCAGCTTGCGCACTACGTTGAACACGCAACCGAAGAAGGCATGGAGCCGATCTGGCGCGGCTTGTTGTCATGGACTAAGGTCTGTGAGGACGGCAACAAGGCGGCGGTGTGGCTGAGCAAGATGCACCCATATGAGCCTGAGCGCATGAACCAAAAGCTTCAGAGTATCAAAGGCCCCTATCCCTGTATCAAGATGGATAGCGAGAACCCCGGCGTGTGCCCAACATGCGCGCATTGGGGCAAGATCACCAACCCACTGATCCTAGGTCGTGAGTTGGCGGTTGAGGTCGAGGAGAAAGAAATCGAGGTGAAGCTTTCGAGTGACAGTCCCGTCACGGAGAAAGAAGTCATCAAGGTCATGCGCCCAACACCGCCACGCGGCTACTCCTATGGAGCCAACGGCGGCACGTTCATGGAGCGCACAGTAGAAGACGATGATGGCGCCAAGTCCAAGAAGCAGGTCATGTTGCTACCTTACGAACTGTTTGTTGTTGACATCCTCAACAGCAACGGGGATCACACAGTACACCTGATAGCGCTCAAGCCTGATGGTGCAGTGAACATAACCATGCCTCAAAGGGCGGTGGTTAGCAAAGACGAAACAGTAAAAGCTTTGGCTAGCCAAAACATTGTGGCGGCCTTCGGTCAAGGCAACGATAAAAACCTATCTGAATATATAAGGGCATGTGTGGAAGAAGCTAGCACAAACAAACCAGCGATCAAGGTTCCCGACAGCTACGGATGGCAGGCCGACAACACGTACGTGTACGCGGGTCGTATCTTTAGCAAGGGCAAACCTCCAGTCAAAGTCCCGATGCCGGGGCTTGAGAACATCACAGTAAACACCGAACCCAAGGGAACCATAGAGGCTTGGCGCGACTTCATGAATATGTTGATCGCCAAGAAGATGTGGGGGCACATAGCCGTAATCCTTGCCGGTGCTGGCGCACCATTCATGCGCTTTACAGGCATCTACGGGATGACATACCACTGCGCTAGTACCGAATCTGGTACGGGCAAGACGTTGGCTCTCGAAGCTGCCGCTTCAGTATGGGGACACCCAACGCACTACCGCACAGGCAAGAGCACTTCTCCTGTCGCTATGCAGCAACGCCTAGGCTTGCTCAACAGCCATCCGCTTATCACGGATGAGATCACCGCCAAGAACAGAGCCGCCCCCGAATGGTTGCCTGAGTTTCTCTTGGACATGACCGAGGGTAGGGGCAAGGAGCGTATGGAGTCTGGCTCCAACAAGGAACGCTTGAACCTCTCTACATGGATGACTGCATGTTTGATGTCATCTAACACGCACGTTGTGGACTACCTAACTGGTGGACGCGACCACTCATCTGAAGGCGAGCTTCGCCGTCTGCTTGAGTTCACCTTCGAAGAAGAACTGTCATGGGCTCCCCATGAGATTGAGATCATCAAGTCTTTGCAACACAACTATGGCGTGGCTGGCTACAAGCAGGTCGAGTACATGGTGGAGCATGCTGATGAGTTCCCTACATCTGTGCGTGAGTCGGTTGCCGCCATGTACACAGAGTTCAACGCTACCAACGATGAGCGCTTCTGGATGGCAGGCATCGGAACCGCAGTGCAGGCACGCAATGTTTTCAAAGCGGCTGGCATTGTGGAGATCCCCCTGCGCCCTGTCTTAAACGCTTTTAAGAAGGTAGTGCAGACCATGCGTGCCAGTATGAAGAACAGTGTCCGCACTGCTGAAGACATACTTAACGCGTACACCCGTGAGAGTTATGGCAGCTTTGTCGTTGTGCGTCCTAGCACTGGCGGCTTGATGGCAGAACTCGGTAGCGGCCAAGTCATTGACCAGACCATCACACGCAACAAGATTCTTGGACGTGTGGAGCATGGCATCACTGCCGGTTATGTTGACTACTTCATTGAGGAACAACTGCTCAAATCGTATTGCGCTTCGACAAGTTTCGGTTACGCTTCATTCAAGCGCCAGCTTGAGGATCAATTCCCAATCGAGTACTTAAAGAAGAACATGACCGCCAAGACCAAGGGGCCACCAATGCGTGTTACTGTGATGCGTGTTAGACGTAAGATGGACGAAGTCGATGAAACTCTCCTTAATCCGGTTCCCTTGGGAGACGACTGAAAGAGGTCAGGGGTTCTTCATCCCCTGCCTCGATCCTGATAGTGTTCGTGAACTAGGGCTGCGCAAGGCAGTCCTTTGCCGCGTACTAGATGCCCGTGCTAAGACGGGCATCTACGAAGGCTTTACTGGGGTCTTTTTCTTTCGGTTGCCCGATAGAAAGCCTCGGCCTCTCGATTCTGCGCCGCCTTGATGCGTGCGATCAGCTCATCTTTACGCTCTGTTGAGAGCCTAGAGTCAGCGCGTATCGTACGTTCATCGGTGAACATCTCCCCCATAGACTTCTTGAAGCCTCCAGCCATATCAGCTTGAGCCAACAACGCCGCATACTCCTGCGCCCATGCCTTGGCTTCAGCTTTCTTACCTCGGCTTGCCAAATCCTCATAGCCCTTTTGCGCTTGCACCACTTCGTCCATGCGGTTGTATGCGCGGTCGACTATGAAGCGCCCATCGGCTGACTGGAACAACCCTCCGAAGAACGGCGTCTTGCTAGCTGACGAAGAGGCTTTCGCGCCTTCTGTCGACGAGCGCAGGGCTGGGTCTAGCATGTGCAACGCTGACAGTCCCAAGGAGCTTGTGTAGCTACGCACAAAGTGCTCGATCATCAGAGGCGACACGCCAACGGCTCCGGTTAACGATCCCAAAGTTTTGGCCGCCTCGGTCGTTTCTTCGCGGTAGCGCATAGCCGCTGGCAACTCTTTCTCCCTTGCCGATTCGATCGGGCCATATGGTGTAGCGCCAATAGAAGCTTCGATGAACGGCTTGCCGGCCACAGGCACAACTCCGGGTGCGGACTGCCAGAGCAACATGCCCAAACCTTTGATAGCTTCTTTGGCCTTGGTATCGCGCCTCGCCACATCAAGGATAGCTTCGGGCAACGCTTTGAACAAGATACCTACCTCATACGGAATCGGTATTTTGAGAGGGTCTTTGACGCCCGGAATGTGCACAAACCAATTGCCGTACTTAACTTCGGGCGGCATTTTGCGGTAGTCCTCGTCGTCTTCCATCATCAGAGCGTACGACAGCGTTCCAGCCATCAACAAAATGCCACGCATTTTAATCTTGCGCTGGATTTCCAAACGCTCTGAGAAAGGCATATCGCCCTTGAATGAACGATACAGCACGTCCAAGCCTTGAATCTGCGCATTGAAGAACGGAATCAGCGTGTTCATTACTTGAATGCTTGGCGACAGTCCACGGCGGCCAAAGTTTTGAGACTCCATCGCACGAAACTGAGAGCGTGCTTCTGACAAACCTTTTTTTATGGAATCTTCATATATAGTTACGCGGGTAGCCGCGTCAGACTGAAGCGCAAAAGTATCTAGCATGCCAAGCATCTTGTCCCACTTACCGCGACCTGTGCTGATGTCTTGCAAAAACTTTTGCATATCTTTTTCGTCGCCTGTGTACACGTTGCTACTGACAACAAGCCCACGCATTAACGCTTCTTCCGAAGGGCTACGGCCAACCCGCATTTTAATCAGGGCTGTTAGCGCGTTAAGCACAGGCACGCCATCCACACCGCCTACGATAGCCGCATTAAGCGGGTCACGAATTAGCTGACGAACAGGATACGCTGGGCCACGGGTCACAAATTTACGAACCCAGTTTGCTGGAATGCCCATCATGCGTACGATCTCTGGGATGGTAGTCTTGATACCTTCCATGCCTTTGACAATTAGGTGGGCAGGAATACCAAAGGTATCAGAGTCAATCACAGCAAAGTGGTCATCACCATCAACCTTGTAGCGCACTACGTCAGCGCCTGCTGGGCCGCTTCCTTTGCCGATCTTGGATGCAAAACCTGCCTTGTACATTGCGTCAGAAGTACTGTGCGTAGCTTGATTCTTTAAACCGGCACGGGACAGCATGAACGTGTTTTGAACAGCACTGGTCAAAATTGGCAATATGGTTTTTTCGTCGCCCAACATGCGTTGCAAGTCTGGGTTTTCTTTAATGTTGCCAATACGAATGCTGTGTTCTTTGTCAGTAAACAGCTTGACTTCGTTGTTCTCAATACGATAGAACGGAATAAACGGCGTCTTTTTCAGCCGCTCGCCCTCTTGTTTAGATATAAATCCGCACTGAACAATAAAGTCTATAAGGCCATTGTTGTACTGTTTGTACACCGCCTTGGCCGCATCAATGTGTTTCTTAGCTTCAGGGTTTGCCGCCAATGTGGCTTTGTCTTTAAGGTACTCAGCTTTAGCCGCCGCAGGATCAGAAGACAACAAGCGTGACCAGCCGTTGGGCGTAGCTTCCGCACGCTCACCAGCAACTTGAACTGTCAGGATGCGCTCAGCATCGGCACCTAATCCGGCTTTAGAAGCGTCTTCTATATGCTTGGACATATCCACAAGGTTAGGGCCAGTAGATGCTTGGTAACGGTACTCTTTACCAAACGCAGTATTTTCAGATACGATTGATATCGGGCCACTGTTAATAAATTGCCCCGCGGCTTGCGTAGTCTTATCAGCTAAACGCAGGAAATACTGCGTTTGGAAAGCCTCTGTAGAAGACAACTTACCAGCGCCTTCACCAGCCACAATAGCCGCATCTGCTGCAGCTAAGCTATCAATTAACTGTACGCGTCCACCAAGGCCAAACAAGTTTGCTTTGAGCGAATCTAATTTGTTGGCTTCTTGGCCAACAATAACTGAGCTAACTGCTGGCGCTTTGGTGCGGAAGACGGATGCCGTGTTGAGCTTGTCCACCATCTCAAACTTCTGTGCAGGCATGTACAGCGCTTCAATGTTCTTGGTAGCTACATCAGTAGTCAACTGACCTGTCTTGAAGCCAATTAAACGCAAGACGGCTTTGAAGAAGCGTGTCAACATGTTGCCGCCAAACCAAGGCTTTTCATTGATGCGGTCACGGAAGTCTTTATTAGACTGCACCTCAGACGCAAACTCAGCTACGTTGGTCAGGCCGTACTCATTAACCAACGCCTTGTCTTTTTTCAGTTGGTTGAACATGGCGTTCAACTCATTACGCGCCGCAAGCTGGTCTTTAGTTAGATCGGTTGCAGGCATTACCAAACCGCGCAGTGATGCGGCGTGGGTCACTTCGTGGATCAGGTTTTCTTCTGTCAACTCTCCGGGTCTAAACGACACAGTGTTGGTCACGTTGTTGTAGAACGCAGGCACGGGAACGCCATTAGCATCAACCAAATTAGGATCAATGACTACCTTGGTGCGAAGCAACATGTCAACCACGTTTTTGGCGTTCTGGCGAATGAACTCGGTCTGTCCGTTCTCAGCCACATCATTGACAGCATCAAGTAAGCGCCCATCTGCAATGGCTTCTTTAGCCGTGTCAGATAACTGAGCCTGCTCCATCTCCGTGTACTGCGTTGCAGCACCTTGGATTGGGCCTTCTTCGTCAATCTCTGGCAGTGTGGCGGCTTCTTGCTTGGCAGTAGCGGCATCGATTGCCGCTTCGACTTCTGCTTGCGATCCGCCTTTGAGGGCTTTAGATGCACGAATATCACGCGCATTTTTGTATACTTCTTCTGCCGCATCGCTACGCTGGTTAGCAAGGTCAAGGGCGTCTTGTGCCAACTCCTTGGTTGCAGGGGTCTTGGCTTCGTCAAAATCTTTCTGAGCTTTTTCAAGATCAATCACTGACTGACGATAGCGCTCACGGGCCGCAATAATTTCAATCGTTGGGCCTTGACCCAACAGGCGCTTGCCTTCAGCCAACTGCTTGGCAACTTGGTCTTCAGTCAAACCTTCGGTGGCCTCTGCGTAAGCAGTCTCCAACTTAGCGCGGCTGGCATCAGTAGCGCCATCTAAACGAGCTTTCGCTGTAAACAAATGAACTGCGTTGGCAGCTTCTTGTGACAAGCCGTCGGCTCTAAGTTTAATAACCCCGGCTTGGCGTACACGTTTAGCGCCAGCCAAGTTACGAACCACGGGGCCTTCTTTACGGGCAGGTAACCGCATACCTTCCGCAGCCGCTGGTTGTGGTGCATTAGGCTGTTCTACATCACGTTCCACAATAGGCGCTGATGCGTAAATGGTGTCGATATTGGACTCAATCTGGTTGTACTCGGTTTGATACTTTTCAATATCCGCTGTGTTGTTTGTCAACCTAGCCTTACCCAAGTTAGTATCTGCGGCAGCTAAATTTTTCTTAAGCTTGTTAAGTTCTGCCGTCATTGCTGGGCCAGAAGTGTCTCTTGTAAAGCGACGTACGTCATAGCCTGTGCCAGACATGGCTTTTTCAAGGCGATCTTTTTCTACCTTGGCAGCGTCCAGTGCTTTGCGTTGTTCTCCAGCGCCAGCATTTCTTTCGGCCTGCAACTTGCGTTCTTCTTCACGCGCTTTGGTTTCTGCTTCTGCACGCGCTTTTTCAGCTTTAGCGGCTGTAGCTTTGGCTTCTTCAATTTGTTTGACCAAAGGAGACTCTTGGTTCAAAGCTTTAGCCAAACGAGCGCTGGTGTTTACAAACGCTTCACGCAAATCCTCACCCATCAACTTGTTTAAAGTCAAATTATCTCGACGTGCGGCCAAGTAAACCAGTTCAGCAGCCTGTGTCTTAGGTAGAAGTTTGTCAGTCGCACTAGAGGCGCGAGTCATAGCACTGTCTAAGCGGCCAAACTCAAGACCAGAAGCCATAGAAGGCAGGTTATCTATTCCTCTGCGAGCCGCCTCATATGCTTCCTGTGACGCATCGCTAACTTTCTTAGCTGCGTTGTATTCACTACGAGCGTCTTTTTCGGCAAAATCAACAGTAGCCGCGTAGTCTCTTGGCAACGGCCCTTTCATTTTGGCTATTACAGGAGACAGCGCTTTCTGCTTATCAGACCCGCGCTCTTGCAGCACTGCGTCAATTTTTGCCAACTCATCGTCAATTGCTTTAACGTTTTCTTCAGAAAACGCGCCTTTAACAAGAGGCTCAAGCTCCTGTATGACTAGTTGTTGTTGTCTAATTTCTTGTGTAACACCCGACTCGGATAACTTGCCACGAGCAGATGTAAGCTCTCTGCCAGACATACGCGCAATTTCAGTTGCCCTTGACAGCGCCTTCTGCGCTTTAACGACTTCTGGCACTTTGGCCACAGGTGCAACGGATTGCTTTTTGATATCCCAGCTTTCAGCTTTCTTAGGCTTGGTAAGAATTCTGTCCTTAACATTCTTAAACTCACGAGTTTCACCGGCTTTTAAACGCTCGGCTTCAGTTTGGCCGGCAGGAGCTTTTGTAACAGCGCCTTGTTGCTGTTCCTGCATACGCTGGCGGCGTTCTAAATCAATCAGTGCAGCTTCAGCTTTGGGCACCGCACGTTGGGCTTGCTCCAATTCTTTTTGAATTGCTTTTAGATCGGCTTGACCTTGTTCAGTCAAATCTGCCAGCATGTCAAAGTAGCGTGAGTTTTGTTCGCGTGCTGCGTAATCTGCTACAGCTCTATCTAATAAAAAGCTGTTAGGAAAATCTCTACGCTCTGCCTGATATTGTTTGACTTCATTCCGTAACCTAGTGGCCAGTTCACGGAAGTATTGAGGGTTGTCTTGCAACGCCTCTGTGTTGCGCATAGCTTTCTTTAGTTCTTCAACCCTAGTCTCTGCCGCCACAAACGCAGTGCGCGCATCTGTCAGTTCTTCGGGCGTAATCTCACGCAGTGTAGGCGCAAGGCGCTGTGGCTGAATGCCGGGCAACTCTCGTTGACCTGTAACTGCGGTTGTTTCTTCTTCAGTTCCAGCGGCAATCTTTGCCTTCAAGTCATCACGAGCTTTCTGCAACTGTGCGCGGATGTTGCCTCTCTCGGACTCAACAGTCAGACCTTTAAGCTGGCGCTCAATGTTGCCAAGCTGCTGTTGCATCTCAGCCATCTCTGGCGTAACTTCTTGGGCTTGTTTGTTAGCTTCTGCAATAGCGGGACGTGCAGTACGCAACTTTCTTAACTCATCGCCGAGGTCTTTACGGCGGTCTTTAAGTTCTGCCAACGCAGCCATCTTGGCTTCGTCTGTGGGCCGGCCAGCTTTTTGGACACGCTCATTTACAAGACGCAACTCACGCGTAACTTCATCAATACGGTTAGCCGCACCCTCTACACGTTCAATAGGAAGCTGACGGCCTGCTTTAGATACTTCACGCTCTTCTGCGATGACTTGGCTGTAACGATCAATTATGGCATCAGCGCGTTCTTCCAAACCTTTCTCTAGCGGCCTGTCAGCAATAGTCAGTAGTTGTTCACGCAAACCTTGATTAGCTTCGCGTTCTAGTGCTTTGCCGTTTGCCAAGAGGCGGTTAATGTTTACAAGGCGGGTTGCATCAAAGATAAACTGGCTTGTAGCTTTACGCACCTCATTAAAGTTTTTTCCTTTGGCCGCGTCATACAGGTCAATCAAGTCGTCGTGTACTTTGGCGCGCAATTCTTGCGTCTGCTGGCGCATTTTTGCTCGGTCGTTCTGTACGTCAAACCCTTCTTGCGCAGGCTTTAACTTGGGCAAGTAGTAGTCAAGCAACGACGCCACGTTCTCGTCTGTGCGCTCACCAATAATGTTCTGAGCAAACGGGGTTGTGTCTTTATAACGGTCAGCCGTCTCCATACGGCGGTTCAGGTTATCCAAAGCTTTGCGCTTTACGTTCAACTCAAACGTTTGGCGGCTAGGCAGCATCTTGCCCGCTTCGTCCTCACTCTTAGACAGTTCTTTAACGTCTTTCTCAAGCGTCTCTTTGAGCTTGTCGCGGTCATCGCGGAACTCTGTGTTAGCAGGGTCTTGCTTTAACTTGTTCCAGTCTTGCTCACCATCTTTAAACAAAGCCAACAAAGAACGTGCGTCTTCCAAGTCCTTGTCATAAATTGCTTGCTCTACAGGAGAGCGGCCTTTGTTTTTCTCCGCTATGGTTTGCAGCTTTTCAATTTCAGCTTCAACGCTTTCCCGTGTCTCGCGGGCTTCTTGCGCGCCTTTGTCAATCTCAGCGGCAAACAAATCATCTGTGGGCGTACCGCGGAACTGATCGCCTTCCATCAATGTGGGTACGGCTTC